GGACCATTCCGGGGGCACGGGCACGAATGATCGCCCCCGTCTCGTTGTTCATCACGTCGTCGAGGTTCACCTGCCCCTCGACCACCACCGTGCGCGGGTGGATCACCTGCGCCAGCGAGTCCATCGTGTTGCGGACGATGGACGACTTGATCTGCTGAAGGTCCATGGTCTGGTCGGCAATCGACTGCCCGATGAGCATGTGTGGCTCGGGGTCTGGGCAGAAGAAGGCGAAGGGCACATCCGTGGCCACTTCATCGTGCAGTATGTGAAACGCGTTTCCGATGGAACACACTTTGCGCAACTCGGCGATGCCGTCGCCGTCCTTGTCGATCCGCACGTAACTTTCGACATACAGCACCCGGCGCATGGAGGGGTCCGGGTTGTCGGCGTGCTGCATGAAGGACATGATCGCAGGGTTGCGCGTCTGGGCCTCGTAGTTGATGGAGAACGTGTCCCCCTGCCCCGCGTAAGTCTCGATGTCGTCCTTGTCGTAGCCCATCGCAATGAGTTCAGACATGGTCTTGAGCGAGCGGTGGCCCACGTAAGCAGCCGTGTCGAGGTCGCGCGCCTCACGGGCAATCAGGAACTCTTCGGGCGGGACCGCTTCGATCACCACTTTATTCTTTGGCTTCTTGCGGCGCAGGCGCACGTCAAAGACGCTTGGGCCGGGCATCGGGGGCATCCCCGGCATCTGGGGGGGCATGTCCGGGCCGGGGATTTCCTTGACGTCCAGCAGCTCGACGCCAGGCTCCTGCAACAGCAGGGCGACTTGCGCCTGGTCGAGCCCGGTGAACTCAGCCTCGGAGATCTCGACGTCCTCAGACCAGCGCCACTTGATGACCCCGGTCTTGCGCACCAGCGCGTCCTTGAACGCCTGTTGGAGGATACTGAAACCCGGATTGTCGTTGTAGAATACGTGGTTGATGTAGTCGGTCTGCTGCTCGGCAATGTCTACCTTCTCGGCAGTGTTGGGCGCGAACTCGACGATCTGGTCGCTAGACGTAAAGATGCGCAAAAGCGAGGGCACCATCGCCTGCACGACGTCCCGTACCTCGGTCATCACAATCTGGCTGCGGCCCTCCTCCTCGTTGCCGAAAGGGTCGCCGCGATAATACTGGGTCGCCAAGGCACGCGCCGGGGCGATGAAGCCGTCGATGTAATCTGCCGCATCGTCAACGCAAGACTTGATCGCCGCCTCGAATTCGGCGTCGGTCATCTCGTCCTCTTGCGCCTCAGTCAGGCCGGACGGCTCGTAAGGCTCGTCCTCCTCCTTGTGGGAGGCGGGCAGCATGTCGGTGCTGTTGCCGGAAAGGCCCGCGTAAGAACCGGCCATTACATGGGAGCCTTGCCAAGAGAGATGCCTTTACCGGCAGCCGCGCCGCGCTTGGTGGCGGACGTGCGCCCGGCCTTCACCACGGAGGCGTGCTGCGCCGGGGACTGCGGCTTCTTGCCGAGGCGCGGGGCCATGGTCTCCGGGTGCAAGTCGTATCCACCCGATCCCTGCGGGGTCATGGAGACATTGGCGTTGGCGCTGGCAAACGCATCGTGCAAGCCGCCGAATTTGCTTTTGGCCATGGTGATTGTCCCTGCGGAAGTTGTGTGGAGATTAACTCAAACTTGCGCTTGACGCAACTGGAGGCGCGTGTAAGGTCGCGCGGCTCCGGTCTTACGCTCCCTGTGTGGCCGGGACTCGTGAACTGACTTGGGGCCGCTGGCTTAGAACGCCACCGGCCCCCTTTTCACACCACCCCCGCGATACCGCGCTTGAAGGGCTTGGCGCTACAACCCAGTCAAGGTCTAAAAACGAATGGAACAAAAGCCTCAGAAACCCGCGCCCATACCCCTGACAATTGGAACCGGCGGCACAAGCTCGGTTCAGGACGTGGTGTTGCCAAAGGGGATGACGGCAAAAGACGTCATTGCCGCGACGGCGATCAAGCCTAAAGCGGCGGAACAATAACACCGGGCCTTTTCACACCACCCCCGCGATGCCGCGCTTCAGCGACTTGCCTGTCACCCACCGGCTCGCGCGCCCGCCAACCATGGCGGCAGCCCCCGCGAAGGTGAGGCACAGGGCGTCCGCAATGTCCGGCGACCGCATGCCCCGCCGCTTGAGTTCCGACTTGCCCTCGACCTTGATCTTCCCCGAGGACGTAAAGCCGTAGGTCGGCGCGCACAGCTCGGCCCGCAGTTGGTCGTTCTTGGGGATGCGGCAGGTGCGCTGGTTGAGCCAGTCCCGCACGGTCAGCCACAACTCGTCTCGCAAGCGCGCCGCCTGGGGGTTCATGGCCGCGCTTTCGGACACGTTGACGTCCCTCACATTGTACCCCAGCTCCCGCAGGCGGTCGGCCACGCCGGACCCTAGTCCAATGCTGTCCACCATGATCTCGGCGGGCTTGTCGATGTCCGCCTCATGGACAATCCGGCCCGTGGTCTCCATGAGATCCGCCCCGGTCCATGAGCGGATTTCAGTCACGACCGCACCCTGCCGTTTCACGATCACGGTGCGGTCGTCTCCGAAACGGGCAACGTCCACGCCGTAGATGATCGGCTCTTTGCTATCGAGGACCACGTCGCGGCCCATTGCCCCGTCCACCAATTCGGCTGCGATCAGCACGTCGTCTTCCCGTAGGGAGAACTCGCCCAGGACGCGGACGCGGAAGGCATTGGAGGTCTCGCCGTAGGTCGCCTTGATCTGCTGCACGAAGTCCGTGGAGACCAGCGGATTGTCGAGGCAAGAGACGTGCATCGTGTTCCAGTCTTGGGACAACTGGTGATGCGTCTTGAAGAAGAGCCCGGTGTTGCGGGTGGGGTTGCCGATCAGCACGGTCGTCGCCGCGTGGCCGGACATGGACCCTGCCGCCGATTCAAATACGGGTTCAGGGATGGCGCTGGCCTCGTCAACAATCAGCAGCACGTTCTCGGAGTGGACGCCCGCCAGCGCCTCGGGCCGGTCGGCGCTGGAGGTGCGCGCCGACATGAAGGAGGACTCGGGCGCGGATTTCAGCACGATGCGGTCGGAGAAGACCTCGATGCTGTCCCGCAGCACGGGCGGCAGGGCGTTGATCCAGCGTTTCACCTCGGAGAACAGGGCGTCGAAGAGCTGCCCGGCAGTGGGGGCGGTCAGCACGGATTTCTGCGGGAAACGGGTGAGCATGAACCAGATCAGCACCCACGAGCAGGCGGTGGACTTGCCGACGCCGTGGCCCGCCCGGACGGAGATGCGCCTTTCGCCCCGCGCAACTTTCTCCATGAAGTCCACCTGCCACGCAAGTGGTTTTGCCTTCAGGACGTCCTCGACGAAGGCCACTGGGCGGTGCTTGTAGACCTCAACGAAGTAGGCATAGCCGTCCGTTAGGGACTTTATGTTTTTGGCTGCTGGAGGAGGCGCGGCAACCGGGGGCACGGGGGGTGGGGGTGGGGTGGGTGCCTCGGTTTTGGGCTGTATCGGAACACCCACGGGTCCATCATCCGCGCCGGTCGGGGTGGTCCCCAGGGCCGGGGGGTCATTGCCAAGGTCCAGCTTGTCATTGCTCCGTTCACGCTCGCGCATTGCTGCGCTAGTGCTTCCTTTCGGGCGTCCACGTCCCCTCTTTTCCGTCCCCGTCCCCGTCATTCGTCGCCACCCGAATGTAGCGCATTCGTGGAAACCGGCGTAATATCAATGACTTGCGCCGCTTCAAGCCGGGCTTGCGTCGCGCTGGCCATCTGGATTAGGGCGGAAAGGTGCGCGTCCGATGAGTGCTGGACCTGGACGGTCGCCTGCTGCTTCGCCTTGCCGAGGGAACGGTCCAGGACTTCCTTTGCCGCGTTCAAGCGTTCCGAGTTCGACCCGTTTTCCATCACGTCTTCCAGCACGGCGGCCGCCTTCATGGTCATCCCATCCAGGCGCGCCTTCAAAGCGCGGTGGCGGTTGTAAACGCCCGCAGGGTTGCCGCTTTCGCCTGCTTTCCAAACCATTGGATGTAATGCCCTATGTTACTGAACTATAAAAAGAACGGATCGTTCTTTATAACGAACAATAATCCGGCTTGAAATTAAATGCAAATATCGGATTAAATGCGCGCTGGTGGGGTTGTGTTTAGCGCAAGCTGCATATATATATTGGTCATCGGCCAATCAGGGCCGCAATTGAGGACAAGCAAATGTTGGATACCCGCAGCGCCATAAATTACGTCGAGGCTTATTTCGCCAAGCAGGGGGACCAAATCGAAATCGGTAGCGTGTGGATTGGCGGCGAAGGCGAAGAAGAAGCCGCGCACGTGGAATTCATGCTTAGGGGAAACGTCTTTTCTTTCGACGTTTGGATTGAGCCCACCGGCCTAATGTATGGGGAATGGTAATTGGCCGCCAAGCGCGGCCTTGTCACGCCTAACAGCTTGCGCGCGGCGCAAGCTTGCAACTCAAAGGAACCATGACGATGAAGCTATCCACTGAATATCGCCGCCGCGTGGAGCAGGCGCTGCAACAGACCAAAGACATATTGGCGCAACAGCTTCAGCACCGCGAAGGTAGGGGACTGACAATTGGCGAGGAAAGCTTGATGGATTTCTACCGCAGCCACATCGCCAAGTTAGAAAGGTATCTGGAGACGGGGGAGACTGACCTGTGAAAACTATAATTGCAGCCGTCTTTGAAATCGCCGCGCTCGGCGCGTTTGTCGCCGCCATAGCTACAGTTGCAGCAGGGGCATGAAAGGCCGCCAGCCCGGCAACCATCAATCGCAGTGAAGGCGGCCCAGACGGCCGCCTTTCTTGCATCCGCGCCTTTCTTGCTTGATGCAAGGGGCAATGGATTGGCCTTAACGGTCGCCAATGCCGGACAACGGGCAACCTGTGAGCCCTACCCCGCACGCGCCCCATAGGCGGCAATGAGCGCCGCTTCAGCGCGGTTATGGTCCTTCTGCCTTGGGGCGAAACGGTCATGCCCGAACAAGGCAATGGCGTGCTTCCTCGCCTGCTCCTTATGAGCGGGGCATTCCATCGCTCGCTTCCAGACGCTCGCCGCGATGATCTTGTGGGTGATGCCCGCAAAAGCGAGGACTGTGGCGATTGTAGCCGCAGTTGCGCCGAGGCTGTAGGCGGTTATTGACGCGATCCCCGGCGGTGCCAGCAGGCGTTCAACGATCACCCTGTCGCATGGGCCAACAGCGTGGATGATGCCCGCCAAGGCAACCGGGTCAACGCGCCGCCGGGCTTTGCCGCTGCTCGTTAGCTCGGTGACAGTGGGCAGGTCATGGACACATTCGATGGTCAGCACTCCATCAGCAGCGCGCTGGACGACCGCCAACGCACCCGTCACACCTGGGTCGATTCCCATCACCCGCATGCGCGTCTCCACGGTTTAAGACATGTGTTGCGTACCACGCAACCTTTGTCTGCGTCAATGGCAGCGGGTTGTGTGCGTCTCAAGCCATTGAAAAGAGCCCTGAGACATCAAAAGCCCCAGAACTCCGGGGCTTTTGGGGCAGCGGATCATGTCTCAGGTCTCTACTGCAAAAGTCTTGAAGTTCCTATATACGTCTCTCCCCCTCTATCCCCTTATATATAATACTATTTACTATAGTTTATAGAAAAGAGGTGAGACAGTGAGACCAACCCTCTATTCGTCAATGATTTCAACACGCTGCTTGTCTCTGTTGAGATGAGACGAGAAGAGACAGGCGAGACGTTCAAGGCCCTCTGGGGGAGCGCAGCGAACCCCCTGCTTGAAAAGGCGCAAATCTTTTTGCATGACCCTCTTGTGCCAAGTCCAGTATTACGCTAGGTAAGTTGTGCCGCACACAACTGAGGGGGCGCAAATGAAGGATTTTGAATTGAAGGCCGACGGCCCAGGGTTCTGGGCCATTACATCGGGGGCTGCCGCGATTGGGTGGATCATTCAGGGCGGCGACGGCTATCGGGCCTGCACGCACGCTGGGACGCTGACCAGGCACTCGGACTGGCAGTCGGCTCTTGCGGAGTTGGTGCAATGAGGGGCGCGTGCGACTACGCCTTTTGCATCGACGTCAACATGCCCTCGCTGACCTGCGGCGGGCATCCCTTGGAGCTGACGGGCGATGCGTCCCTTGAATACTTCGTCGAGCCTGCCGATGCGGACTCCGGGTTCCCGCGCCAGACCTATGACGTCTGGCTCACGGACCTGACCATCGCCCTCGTCACCTGCCCAGATTGTGCGCGCCACCTCACCGTGGACGCGACAGACCTGGCCTCCTTGCGGGCGAGGGCCGCCATGGAATTGATGACCACCCACCGTTCGGCCCTTGAGGCCGCCTGCGAAGAGGACCACGGCTCATGACCGCCTGCCAGCATTGCAAGTTCTTCGTTTATGAGGCTGGCCCCTACGGCCAATGCCACTACCAGCCCCCTGCGCCGATCTGGGCGCGGGTTGGCAGGGAAGATTGGTGCGGGCAGTTCGCCGCTGCCCCTGCGGCTCCCCTGCCCGTTCTGGCCCCTGCCCCACTGCCCGTAAGGCGCAAGGGAGGCGCGGCATGACCAAGCGCATCGCCACCTATGAGTCCATTCTGGAGGACGAGGGCGTGCTGGTCACGAACCAGGCCCACACCGGCCGGGGGCACCTGCGGTTCCTGGTCGAGTACGAGGGTGCGAAACGCATCTTCATCGCGCCGGGATCGTGCGGTGACTTTCGCGGCCTGACGAAGTTCAGAGGCGACGTCCGCCGCTGGGTGCGGGAAGTGGCTTCAGCTCCGCAGTTGACGGCGCTTTGATGGAGGCCGGAAGCTTGCGGAGCATGGTCAGGACGATCTCGCGCACCGCCTCGTCCTCGGCGACTTCCACCGCCAGGCGGGCGACGGCGCAAAACGCCACTGCGCGCTGGGCGACCGGGTCCGAGAACATGTCGGGGTCCATCTCCTCTACGAGGAACACTTCGTCGTCGGGTCCGTCAGTCATTTGCGTCGCTCCTTGCGCCGCACACAATACAGGAATTTATGGAGGCGTAAAATGATGCAATCTGCTGACCTCATCAACCGGCTCCAGCGCGTGGACCGGGTCTACGACGCGATGCAACCTGGCGCGCGGCTGGTGCCGGTGAACCCGGACGGCCCCGAAGCCGCCAAGTACATCGACGCGCTGCGCCAAACCATCGGCTGGCTCGTCCACGACGCTTTCAAGCACGTCCACGACGAGGAGGCGCTCAAGCAAATGTGCGCCCGCGCCCGTGACGCGATGGAGGGGAAAGATGGCTGACCTTCAAGAAAAATCCATCGAATTGTGGCGTGATTCTCACTTTAAACTGCATTGGAAACTTCGCGCGGCGGAAGACCGCATCGAAAAGCTGGAGGCGGCGCTGCGGGGGATCGCCATGGCCTGCGACTATTCAGGCGCTGACTATGTTTGCCGGGAAATCGCCCGCGAAGCCCTTGGGGGACATGTCGAAGAAATGGGAGAAAGTTAACATGACCAAACTTAATCACGAGCAACGCATGACCCGTGCGCGGCGTATCGCAAAGAAACTTAAGCAAAACCTTGCGAGTGAAGAATATGGAGTCGTATGTGATGCTTTAAACTACGTTTTCGCCGAAGTTTTGGTTTTGTGTTCGGAGACTGCCGCCAAACAATTGGGTCCGAAGCCAGAGTATGAGCTTGACTATTTGTTAGACCGGGCGGCTTTACACCTGCGCTCGCAAGCCACCCACCTGCGCAACGTGCGTGTCCTTGGTGAGGAATTGTTGCCTCCGGTGATAGAACAATGAGCCCCCGCCCCTCCATCATCACGCAGGCGCACCTGCGCAAGGTGCTGGCCGCCGTCGCCCAGCAGGCCCAGCCGTACACGGTCGAGGTCGCGCCGGACGGCACCGTCCGCATCGTGCCTTATGACTTGCGCGGCGCGCACGCCCCGGCTGCGCCCCCGCTTGCCTACCGCAAGGAGATACGCCTGTGATCGGCGCTTCTCTCACCCGGAGGCGAACAGTGCAGGTCAAGCTCCCCCATTGCCACAGGGAAATCACGCGCCACGGCGCGACGGTGTTTTACTTCAGGAAAGGCCACCGGCCTCGCGTCCGGCTGCCAGACCGGCCAGGCACGCCCGCCTTCATCGCCGCCTACAATGAGGCGCTGAACGGGGTCGCCAAGTCGCACATCCCCGCGAACACAAAGCAGACCCACACGCTGGCTTGGCTCATCGCCGAGTATCGGCAGACTGCCGAATGGGGAAAGCTGGGGGTGTCAACCCGCCGTCAGCGGGAGAACATCATGAAGCACGTCATCGCCTCCGCAGGCGGCGTGCCTTTCGCCGCCATCACCGAACAGGACATCATGGACGGCCTCGACAAGCGGCAGGCCACCCCGCACGCCGCTAGGCATTTCCTCGACACCATGCGGAACATCTTCGTTTGGGCCAAGTCGCGGAAAAAGATCGCCGTGGACCCCACTCTCGGGCTCAAGGTTCACATCCCTAAGACCGAAGGCCACAAGGTCTGGCGGGAAGCGCAGCAGGCCGCCTACGAGGCCCACTGGCCGGTGGGCACGCGCCAGCGCCTTGCCTATGACATCTACGCCTTCACCGGCTTGCGGCGCGGCGATGCGTCCCGCCTCGGCCCCCAGCATGTCGTGGACGCCGTGGCCTGCATCAAGACCGAGAAGAGCAAGTTCCAGACCGAGGTGTACATCCCGATCTGCCTTGAGCTGGCCGAATCAATTGCCGCGACGCCCCATTGCGAGACGGCGTTCATCACTTCCGTCGCGGGCAAGCCCTACACCAAGGAGTCGCTTGGCAATAACTTCCGCGACTGGTGTGTCGCGGCTGGGCTTGACGGGTTCAGCGCCCACGGCCTGCGCAAGACCTCGGCCACCGAGGCTGCTGACGCAGGCGTCACGGAGCATGAGATGATGTCCATGTATGGCTGGTCGGAGGCGCGCACGGCGGGCATCTACACCAAGAAAGCCAACCGCCGCAGGCTGGCGTTGCAGGGTGCGGAGAAGGTGAAAGAGGGCAGGAAACTCCCGCACCCTCCCGCACCCTAATTAAAACTCCCGGATTTCCGGGGGATTTTGGGGGTCTGGTGGGCGGTGACGGCGAGGAAATAATGAGCCTCGTCAATCACATGCCCTCCCTCACCCCCTACCAAAGGGGGCTTCGTTTTGCTGGAGAAAGCCAACGAAGTCCCGCACCTCAAAGGGGATGAATGATGCTTCAAACGACTGTCCAGAACTTCCAAGACGCCGACACCATGCTCGACCACTACGCCGCCATCCGCGCCCGTTTGGGCCGCCCGGCCCCCGAGGCTCCAGTAGTAGTGCTGCGCCGTGCGGCGGCTGCTGTAGCCCCGCCGAAGCCGCCTGCGGCGGTTGTCACCTGGTCGAGCGAACCAGACTCCGAGCGCATCCCGACCGACCTGACCGAGTTCCAAGAGCAAATTTCCTGTGGAAAACTACTTGCGTCACAAGCAAACGGCTTTCGTCTGGCGAAACTTCTGGAGGCCAAATACCGCCTGCCGCACGACAGCCTGCGCGGGCGCAAGCGCTCAAAAGCGATCTGCGCCGCGCGGCAAGAGTGGTGCTGGATTTTGGTTTGTGAGTGGCGCTGGCCTTATTCACAGACGGGCCGTTACCTCGGGCTGGACCATACGACGGTCATGCACGCTGTCGCCCGGCACGCCGCGCTCCGCAAAAGCCAAGTTGACGCCAAATGAATTGGCGTGTTCATTGGTTACGGAATGAAAACTTGGACGAGATCGAGCGGCTGCGACGGGAGTTGGCGGACGAGCGAGCGTTCCGAGAGTTTTATCAAGCACTGGCGACGAAGCGCCTGCTGCAACTTGAGGGGGTGAAAAATGAGTGTGGACAGAGAAACAATTGCGGATTTGCTCGCGGCCACAGACTGCGATGACTTCATAGTCGTAGGAAGTAAGTCTTCCGGGGGGGGGGGGGGGGTGAGGAATTAGTTCACCTCGCATTGGATTACATGTCCCGCCAGGCCCGCCTCAACCTGCTCTTGAGCGCCGCCCTCCTGCTCACGGATGAGCAGGAAGATGATGACGACGACCTGCTCAACTAATCGAGAGCAGCTTGATGACCTCCATGGCCTTGAGCGGCGTGGTGTCTTGGCTGAGCGAGATGCGCACTTTGTCGTCCCCTAACATTGTGAGCTGCACGCTGTTGGCTGGTGCCTTCGGGGGCCTACCGCGTTCAGCATGTTCGACCTGCGGGACGACGCGCTTGCCCATCACGCCGAGGCCCTTGGCAAGGTCGTCGAGCGTGATGCCCAACATCTGGGACAAGACCACCGCGCGCGACATGGGCAGGTCGGGTTGCTCCACCCCGGACAGGAACCGCGAGACCGATGATTCGCTGATCTCCCACACCTTGGCGAGGTCTTTGGCAAGGTAGTTGCGCGCTGCCAAACCGTCCTTAATCCACCGGAAATCCGTGCTTTTTACTGCCATGACCTGCATCCTTAGTTACGCTGCGCACAACCTATAGTTGCGCAAATGTGCATCAGCGTCAAGTCCAGCTACATACAAGGCAAGGCGGAATTATGCAATTAACGGCGTATCAATTGGACGCAATCCCGAAACTGCTCGGGGGCCACTGCTTCTTGTGGTGGGACGCCGGTAGCGGAAAAACGCTGCCCATGCTGCACGCCGGGGCGCAACTCGGGGGCCGCATGCTGTACCTCTGCCCGCCCGTGGTGCGCCTACAGGTCGCGCGGGAGGCGGAGCTGTTTGGGTGCTTTGCCAAGAGCGACATCCAGGTCATCCTCCACGGCAAGGACAAAGTGGCTCCGCAGGCGAAGCTAGTCGTCTGCTCCTATGAACACGCAATCGACCCGGCGATCTGGAAGCAACTGTTCAAGCTCAACTGGCAGGCGCTGGCGCTCGACGAGGCGCACCTGCTGAAGAACACCCAGGCGAAGCGCACCCGTGCAGTCTACGGCGCGAGGCAGGACAGCAAGGGGGCGCTGTTCCGCATAGCGGAACGTGTCTGGTGCG